CTAATTAAATTCTTTTTTAACTCTTTCTTCAAAATCCAATTTTATTAATTCCCAGTATTTCTTGCGAAGGCAAATGGGGTCAAAATCTTCGTTTGCATTTTCAAAAAATGTAAGTCTTGCTATTATTTCTTCTTTTGAAAAACTATAAGGATATCGTTTTTCATAAAATGTAATCATTTGAGCAAGTGAATAATGTTCCAATAATTCATGTAGGTCCCAAAAGTCTTTTTTTCTTCCTCCGTTACCAATCACTTCTAATTTCATTGCTGCGATTTCTTCTAAACCCGCAAAACGAACACCTTCCATTGTTATTTCCGGGTAAATAAATGGGTCCGTATAGAAAATATCCAATTTAACTAAATCGTCTTTTGATGTTCCTACATAGTATGATTTGCCCATTGAATTATTCCCTCCATACCCCATATCAACTAGTTGAAAAGTTGAGGAAATTATCTCATCAATTCGATTGAAATCGATGGAATCATATACTGCATCAGTAAATAAATCAATGTCGACTGACATTCTGTGTCCTATTTGCAAGCTCAGGGAAGTGCCGCCAACCAAACGGAAAGAATTTAATTCTTCTAATTCCATTAGTTTTTTCAATGATTCCCAAAGGGTGTCTGAAACGGTATTTCTATAAAGTATATTCAATTTATACGTTGTCTTTAGTTAGGTACTTTCTTACATTTTGATTGAAGGTCGGAAGGAAATCATTCTTAGCCAAGTGAATTGTTTTATTAACCGTTGACGGGCCATAAAAAGAAATAATCTCTCTAATCTCGATGTCATTTCCTCGTTCGAATACTCGCTTGATAATTGCTGATTTTTGTCTCTCCCAATCTAATTGATCGAAATCTGTGTCCCAAAAAAGTATCTTGCGAATCTTCTTAAGATTTGGGGATCTTTTTTCAGAATGATGTTGTTCCAATTCTCTTTTTACATCGTAACTGGCTTGCAAGTGCATGAAGTAATCCTCAGCAACGTCTAATTGCTCTGCCAATTTGATTGAAAGTCCAGGATTAATACTTCTTCTTTCATTGAGAATGGCACTAATGGTCTGTTTGTATTCATTAACCAATTCGGCTAATTCATTACTTTTCATTCCTCGATTTTTCAGTTCTCTTCTTAAAATTGCTCCGGGATGAATTCCTTTTATTTTTGAAATTTCTGGCAACATATTCCTTGGCTTTTTTTCAAAGTTAGCATTTAGTTTTATAGTAAACAAATTTGTTTACTTTTAAACGCATTTTAAGAAAGAATATAACAAATTGACTTCACCTTACCTCACTCAAAGACTTCAACAAATTAATCAAACTTAATTGGGGGTGGCAGTCGGATTTATCAGCTCGGAAAGAGACGTGAGTCCAGATTCCTGGTGTTCCATTGAGGGCTTGGGAGTTTAGCTTCCACATATCGGGTTGGTAAGTGTTGGGAATTTTGTATCTTTCACACAGGTATTCGAGTAGGATTTTTAAGGATTCCAATTGCTCGTCTTTGTATTTTTGGAAATAACGATGTCCGCGCCATTGCATGCCGTAATCAATGACTTCTTCTTTTGGAACTTCAATGTTGAAGGTGGAGTAAAATTTACCGCCTTTTTCAACCAAAGCTCCCCAATTGCATATTTCTATTCCTACGGATTGTTGGTTTAATTGGGTGTTGTTTGGGTTATGAGTGCCCAAGTGATGTGCCCAATGGGCGGAACTGAAACATTGGTAAATGGTTCCTTCGCCATCGATGACAAAAGCTGTTGCAACTCGGACAGGGGTATAGCCCCAACTGTTGATAACGCTAGTTGCTCTTGGGCCACTGACGGTATGGTGCAACACGATCTGTTTCTTCGTGTGTGCTTCGGGATAATACTGTGCTTTGTTAAGTGGAGATTGAATAAGATTAATCATGATTTTCTAAATTTAATTATTGATTAGTGAGTGAGGATTTACCCTTAGGAGCTATCTCTGAATAAGTTTGAAGCTCACAGGTGCCCTTGCCTTTAATTTGTTATGAATTATCGCTTTTGAAATTCTCTTTAAGGGAAAAAATTTAGTACATGTACTAAGAAATATAGTATAAGTACTATTGGATTTGCGTAGAAATACGTTCATTTTCGTTTGTCTGGTGTGTTGTTTGGAAAAGCGATGAGGTTAAACATTTCACGCATTCGGGAGCGTAAGCGATTGCCATAAAGTGCTTCCAAATCGGATGCGCTGAGGTTGGTGGTGGCGTGTGTGACATATCCTTGCCTTATCATCAAATCGTAGCGATTCAGGAGGATTTCAGCAATAGTGTTGCATTCGTTCCCGTAGTACTTCGTGTTTTGTTCCACGCCTAAATCATCGAAGCAATAAATCTTTGGTGACCAGGAATATTTCTGAATAACTTGATAACCTTCTTCGTGGAACTCAGCTGCAATGGCTCGTGAGGAACGAATGAAAAAGTGGTTGATTTCAAAGGTGAATTCTGTCATCAGGGTCATGAGTGAGGTTTTACCGCAGCCGATAGGACCAGCGAGTAAAATGCCCTTCTTTGGATCAATGCCTTTTTCCTTGCATAAATCATCGCATTTTGTGAAATAGACTAAAAGCTTTGAAATGATTGGCAAATCTTCTTTTTGAATTTTGAAGTTTTGACCAAATCTTTGTTTGCCTTTGTGCTGTAAAAATTGAATTGTATTTCCAAAATTGTAATTACGAGCGCCTTCCTCGTCTATGAAAAAAGGCTTATCCGTCGACGGGTTATAAGGTTTCTTCATAATTGGTGTGTTTAGCGTGTAATTGATGAGGAGCGAGTTTGCCCGCTTTTTCAGATTGGAACTTTTTGCTTCTGAGGATCCAATTTTTTGCGGCCGCTTGCCAGTTTTTCATTTTGGTTTTACCGACAAGCCAACCATTTGCCTGATAGTACAAGAAAAAAGGTTCAGCTTCTTCCAATTCAAACTTTTGAATTTTAAAAAATTCTAAAACATCTTCCAGTGATGGTGGCGTAAAATTCGTTTTACGCTCTCCTTGTTTATTCTGTTTAGATAGTTTATTATTGTTTGTATTGTTTATAGAAGGTACCAGTGCTTGTACCGGTACTTGTTCAGAGGTTGTCCCACTACTTGTCCCAGTAGTTGTCCCACTACTTGTACCGAAATTGTACATCTTCACGGTACTTCCTTTCATGGGATTGTGAGAAGGGCAATACTTGATGAATCCCCAATTGCTCAAGTCAGTAATGCACTTGTGATAGGTGTTCTTAGAACCTATTTTGGACAAACGCATGGTGTCTTCCCGATGAATGGAAATGGGATTGTTAAAACGATTCATGTTCCAGAATTGAAAAAGTGCTAAATACAAACTGACGTGACTTGGATTGAGCCGATCGTCCTTGGTGATGCGTTCCATGACAGCCGTCAAGTGAGCGATGTAATTCATAATCGAAAGATGCCATTGTGGATTTTATTTGCTTGGATAATTTTTACTAATTCATCGTAGTCGTACAAACACACTTTACCAATTCGGCTGTAGGGGATAATGCCATTGATTTTAAGTTTGTGGAATGTACCCTGAGAGATGTTTAGCATCTTTCGTGCTTCGGTGGATTTCATCCATTTTCTATCCTTTGGAAAATTCCCAAATGCAGTTTGCTCTGATTTGAGTTTATGGCTCTTGAGGATTTTTTCCATTTCGCCTAAAAGGTCATTTTTGAATACCTCCAGGTCTTCTTTAGTTACTACTGAAATTTGCATTTTTAAAAGTTTTGATATCGAGTGGCAAATTTCTAGGTCGTCCAATCAATAATTATCCAACATTACCGCAGTTGGTAGAAATAATTCATTCATTTAAAGTGATTTGATTGAAAAGTCTTTGTTTACAATGTTTTTCAAGGTTTCAAAAAGTAACAATTCGTTCATCAGTGAAAAAATCACCGAATTAAATCAACCTAAAAACAGAGATGGCTTGCGTAGTTATTCGGAAAATGACACGTATAACTACTTGAAATTTCAGGTTTTTAATAGGAAAGCTACCTTAAAAAACATACAATTTCCGTGATTTTAATTGCTATCTATTTGAATCTGAAATAATTCGATTGAGATTCCCTGCTAATTCATACAAAAACTTGGTATTTTCTTTTTTTCGGTTTTTTATAGAAAAAGAAGCTCTATTGATGTCATTTAAGTTCATATTGAAGATTTGCCCCAATGCTGAGGCAACATCTTTCAAATCGGTTTTTCCATTATTAAATGCTTTATAAGAATGAAGTGCCAGAATTAATTCAACTAAGTCGTATTTAGACAAGGACCACGTTAATTGCGGAACGGGTTTGTACTCTTTTTCATCCAAACTTTCGGCTTTTTCACGCATGATGTCATAAGCATACATATTGGCCAACAACATATCGTAACCGGTTGAAAAATTACGGTCAATATCCGGAAGAATTTTAGTAATGATGTCGTTCTTCGTTGAAACCAGCGTGAAGTATTGGTCGTCACGGCAGTGATTTCCTGAACTGATGTACTTGTAAAATTCTTGGTATTCCGCAAAGTACGTTCTAAGTTGGATTAGCTTTTCCAACTTGTTTTTTTCAAGTTCTTCTTCGCCCAAACGCTGCTTGAAATATAAGTCAAGCAACATGCTGTTTGCGATGCGATGAGCCACAATCTTAGGTTTTATTTCCTTGAAAAATTGAATTTCTTCTTGCTTGTCGGTAAAGCCTTCTTTTTCAAAAGTCGCTCTCAATTTTCCGAGAAGCACGTCGCTTAGTTCAACGATATTATCAGCTCTTTCCTTGTTATCAGTTCGCTTCTTGTACAACTCTGATATTTCTGAATTGTACGCTGTGAACATCCCTTTGTACGTACTCATACCTCAAAATTTTAAGTTTTGAAGTTTCTACGACTGAAAATTAGCTGATTAAATCACGTCTTTTTTCTGAATTTTTATTGAAAATTTTTCTTTCAGTTTTTGCATGTCCTCACTAACCTTATGCTCCAAAACTCTTGCGTAAATCTGTGTCGTTGCTAATTTGGTATGGCCGAGCATTTTAGAAACGGTTTCAATAGGCACACCGTTGGATAGGGTAACGGTCGTTGCAAATGTATGTCGAGCGATGTGCATGGTCAGTTCTTTCTTAATTCCGCATAACGTAGCAATCTCCTTTAAATAGGCGTTCATTTTTTGGTTTGATTTTACCGGTAAAAGTACTCCGGTTCTAACACAATGTGGGTGGTTGCTGTATTTCTGAATGATTTCTTCCGCTTGGGGTAAGAGAGGCACGTTGGAAACCGTGTTTGTTTTCTTTCTCTTGGCAAAGATCCAGGTATCTCCATCAATTCCTATTGCCAAATCGGTGCGTTTGAGTTTTTCAACATCTGCAAATGCGTATCCGGTATAACAGCAAAATAGAAAGATGTCCCGCACTTCTTCTAAGCGTTCATGATCAAATTCTTTTTCATGTAAACGGATGATTTCTGCTTCGTCAAGTATTTCTCGGTGTACGTTGTGCTTGGTGCATTTGAATGCCACAAAAGGATTTTTGTCTAACCAATCGTTGTTAACAGCCATGTTTACCACCTTTTTAAGCATGGTAATGTATTTCATTGCTGTATTGTGAGCGATTTGTTCTTTTACGCGTAAGTAATGTTCAAAATCAACTACAAAGCGATGGTTTAATTCGGTGAGAAACATATCGCTGCGTTTGTGGTTTGCTTTCAGGTATAATTTCAATTTGCTTAAAACGGTATTGAATTTAATGTAGGTAGATGGCACTACGTCAATTCCTATGCGTTCTTTCATTTTTTGATTGTGATAATCAAAGGTGGAAATGATAGAGTGTTGTTTTTCGTCAACACTGAACAATAGGTTCTTTAGCATTTCGCCAGTAATAAACATATCTTTGGCGTTGAGTTCCATGAAATGTTTGTACACCTTGGATTTTACCATTTCTAAATAATTGTTGAGCATCCGCAATTCGGTGGTGTGGGGTTTTGCTTGTCCTGCTTGGGTAATCCACTTGACAGGATCAACGCTTTGACGCATGGAAATTTCTGTTCGCTTACCGTCAATGGTAATTCTACAGTAAATGGGTGCTTTACCGTTTCTTGCTTTGCTTCTGTTCAACCAGAACAGGAGGGCATAATTTTGATTCATAACACTATATTTTAAAAGTTTCGTTTTAAACGGTAACCGCTATCGGTTACCTGTTTTTGTTTTCGATATCAAAACTTTTTCAAATACAAACGCTGTAATTATCTAAAATTCAGCTTCTTGAGCTATGTCTCGGTTACCCAAAATTACAATCTTTTTTTTTGGTAACCGATTAGGTTACCTATATTATGTAATTTTTTGATTTTAAATGAAACTTACTAGAAACAAAAAACCCTTGAAAACTAAGCGTTTTCAAGGGTTTTACGTGCTTTTGTGTTTGTTTGAGAAACACTAGAAGCGGTCTGGACGGAGCCAGAGCCCTGTTCTGAAAGCTATGGTACTGTTACGCTATAATAAATACTTAAAACCAAGCGAAGCAAAGTCGAACGATTCTTAAATAGTTAACAAAGTGAATTGTACGAATGTGAAATGATCATATCTTTATCCATCTAATTCAGAATTAAACAACTTGTAAAATGGCTAAAGACATTGAAATTCTCAGAAAGGTCAATCAACTAAAAAGCAGGATTTTTTATCCTCGTCTAAACACCTCATTTCAATCGACTATTTGTTTTTTCTGCAATGATGAAAACGAACAAATTAAACCAGTTGGCAGTGGGTTATTCTTGAAGATTCACGAAAACTATTATGTGGTGACGGCTGCACATGTTTTAGCCGAACATTATAATGATACTTTCGTATTACTTCAAGATGTAGAGCTTACAATAGGTGGAAGAATTCATTCATCTCCAATGCCAACTTCGGGAAATAGAGATGATGATAAAATAGATATTTCAATCTTGAAAGTAGATGAATATAGCAGAGATAAATTATTGGAAAATTTTCGTCCAATTCAAATTAGTGAAATAGGAGAAAATCATCATTTACAAGATACTTCGGCGTACTTCTCAGTAGGATTCCCTTTGACAAGAACTGAAAAAAAATGGTTAAAAGATGAAATTAAATCCATAGGATATTCTTATCAAACAGAGCCTATTTTTGATTACAATTTTCAAAGACTTGGATTTACAGAAGAAACCACTTTAGCTTTTAAATTTGACGGTGAAGTCACAAATGCAATTAACCCACATCCACATTTATCTCCCGACATTACAGGGATGAGTGGAAGTGGGTTCTGGAATTTTTTCGGAACAACCGAAAAACATTTGATTGGCGTTGTCATACAAAAAGAAACTAATCCTGGCTATAAAGCAATTCTTGCAACAAAAATTGATGTAGTTATAGCAATGATAAATGAAATGGGATAAATCTTTCATTGACTGTGAACTAAATTTAGTTGATTAACAACATCCACAGCTCTATTCTTAGTAATCTTTGCATACACTTCTGTCGTTCTAACGGAAGAATGTCCCATAAAGAAACATGTTGCTTTTAGATCAATTCCAGAGTCCAATAGGACAGTAGTAGCAAAGGTATGTCTGGCGATATGATGAGATAGTGTTTTCTTAATCCCACAGAGATCTGCTATTACTTTCAAATAAGCATTTGTCTTTTGGTTGGATATTCTTGGGAGCACATAGGATGATTCTGGGTCGTCATGTTTAAACTTTTGATAGATGTTTATAGCTTTGCCAAGAAGTGGTCTGTAAAGCGGTTGTTGAGTCTTCTTTTGAATAACATCAATGTAGAAATTACCATCGGATTCTTCGATAATGTCGGATCGTTTCAAACTCATAGCATCTGAGAATCTTAAACCTGAGTACACAGAGAATAAAAAGATCCATCTAACTCTATTAAGTGATTCATTACCACCTAGGTCATGCGATTCTATAAGTTGAACTTGATCAGCAGTCAAGTATTCCCTTGATCCTGAAACTCGTTCCATTTTGAATCCTTTTGTAGGATCTAAAACTATTATTTCATTAGCAAGCGCACTATTAAAAACCACCTTCAATTTCGAAATGTATTTGTTGGATGTTGCTCGACCAATAGGGCGTTTCAAAAGTTCATTAGGTTTGGTCAGCATGAATTGCTCGAATTGAACAAAATGCTTACGCCTCCATTCATCTATTCGCATTTTAGTAATGTCATTCTGTGCTAAGAACTCAACAAGATATTTCTTTAAGGTGTGGTAGTGAGCAATTGTTCCAATAGCATAAGTATCAGGTAATTGTTCCATTGTCTTTATGTGATCCTCCAAGCATTTAATCAGTAATGGTGATTTAATGAACGACTCTTCTCCTTTAAAAACAGACTTGATTTTCAATGCGGTTGGCTTCACTCCACCATTTCTTATTTTAACATAAGACTGATAAACTTTTCCAATAGCGTCCTTAATATTGTTGTTAAGGTAATTATTGTATCCTCTTGAATTATCAAACCTACTATCAGGTCCAATCCATTCGGCCAAAATACCTTTTACACCAATAGCAAATTCTGTTTTCTGACGGTTCAGAATTAGTCTAATATAAATTGATACTTCAGTTTCACCAACTGGGATACCGATTACTTTTAATGAATAAGGTTGTTTATCAATATATTCCATTTCTTTATTTTTATGCTTTCTCGTTTTCGTCCAGAAGTCTTGATAAATCACTGATTCGATAGAATAGTTTACGTTTATTCAATCTCGAAAAGGTCAACTTGCCGCTTTTGCGAAGAGCATATAATGTTGACTTTCCAAGCCCCGTAATTCTTTTCGCTGATTCTTCGTCAATCCAATCATTTATAGATTCAAGTTCTTGTGAAAACCCAATCTTAGATTCTAGCGATTTTAATCTATCCGTGAGTGCTTTTAATTGAAGCTGAAGCGCTTCATCAAATCCTTCTTTCATGCGAGATTAGCTGTTACAGTTAAAAAGGAACAAGATTATCATGTTCTTTTTCTAATATGTTGGACTGTAACCTTTGTTCCAGAACTGTGGAAATAACCTCAGTTTATATTGACCAAAGTGAGCTTGTATACTTATGTTGCTTGTTTTCTCTGTCTAGAATGAGGCTCGAGGAAAGAAATCGATCAATAAGTGTCAATTTTGACATGTGGAGGTTTAACACCTAACCGAATGAAGCAATCTTCAAAGATCTTTTTTGCATGCTCTGATTTGGATTCAGGAATAAGTACCGAATCATGTATAGTGAGAAAGGGACCTAAATCATTTTTAATAAGGGCAGGTACAATAAGACCTGTAAGAATTCTGGACTCTAACCTTTGACACATTGCGCTTATGGTTTTGTGATAATATTTCTTACCACCAAATTTTCCGCTTTTGTCCAGATACAAATCCTTAATAAGCGGGAGTTCTTTTTCATCCACATTCTTCATAATTGAAATAGCCTCTGCCACATCTGGAAACAAACTTTTGAATCTGAGTTTTGCAAATTCGAACTTCTTCTTTTTATAGTTATCCGAATCAAACAGTATTCGCTTAATGAATTCATCCTTCGCTTCGTCACGGTTGCTCAAGTCATGTCTGTTTTCCAACCAAAACCCATAGATCCCACCATCTGTGCAAAGTTCATCGAAATGAAAGGCTGTTAACAGATGAAGGCGTTCAATCTTATCCAAAACGGTAGTGAATTCCGGGAGAATTCGTTTTACAATTTGAGGATGACTAATAATCAAAGAAACTAGAAACGGCTGACAATTAGAAATATCTACTGAGCATAATTGTTCATTCACATCTTGTAATCGCAAGAAGGCGCGGTACTCTCTTGGCAATCTTGTAAACGAAGTATGAAAGCGTTCTCCAAAAGCACATACAATTGGTTTAGGAGCACTATGATCATTAATCAGGTACGCAATCATTTCAGCATCAAGCACACCTCTTGTTGTCTTACGTTTCAATTTGATTTGACCTGTAGCGACCTTGGAAACAAATTCACTTAACCCGTCTACATCGAAGTAAAAATTAGAAAGCATGCTTTCCATTTTTTTATGGATCGTGCAGAACGGAATGATAGATGTGATGTCATCAGAATACAGATCTTGCTGAAAGTTTTTTTTATCTAACTGTATTGCTTTTAAAGTTTTATAATCATGAATTCTTTCATGTTTGAATCTTCTTTTGTTAGTTGGAACTAGTAAGGTGGGATTAATCCTGTATGGAGTGCATCTCACACCGCTGACATAGCTTTTCGTTCCAGTATGGGTTCTTTTTATTTCGATTATCTTATTATCTTCTAGGAACTTTTCATAAGAACTATAATTTGCTGTTAGGAGCGAACTCAATCGAATTGAAGAAAGATTGACCCATCCTTCTTTGTGAAAATGTCGGTCACGTTTCTTCTCGTTCAACTCATCAAAAATCCAGCAAGTGTATATCTGATGAAGTAATACTTTAATCCTATCAGGACATAAACTTGTACCGTGGACTAAATCCTCCACACTGTCAAGTCCTATTGGCAGCACACCTGTTAAAGGATTTACATTATATTTTCTTTTATGTTTACCTCCCATGGCGCAAAACAATGAACATCATACTTATATACTATCCCTCTCTCAAAATCTAAATTTCTTAACCATTTAGAAGGAAACCTGTCAGGGACTTCTAACAGGTTTCTTATTAATTATATTAGATGGATGATAGATGTTTCGCATGACTATTCATAAACTAAACTCATGATTTGTCTTATGAGGTAGATACTCCAATGACGTAACCAATATTCATCATTGATGATGTATTCAAATAGCTCAGTACCATCTTCAATTAACAATAGTTCAGTTGGACTGTTGCCAAAGAAATTTGAATCAGTAACCAATAAATCAAGTATGTCATCCTGAAAACCTTTTACAGCCCTATGTGATATATTTTCAAATTGCTGATCGAATGTGTCTATTTCGTTATTGCTCATTTATTTGTGGATTATGCAGGAGCCATTAAGGCCCCTGCTTGATTAATAAAGTGTTTGTTTTAAGCCGCAATACGCATATCTTCAATTGAGTCAATATTGACAGTAGGATGGAAGTAATTTAACACCTCTTGGGTCAGTATATTTTGTTTTACATGCTCACCTATAGTTCTAGTAATATTTGGTGGCACAGCATTGCCTATACGCGCCCATTGTTGATTGTCGGAACCAATAAACTCGAATGATTTTGGAAATGAGGACAATACCTTCAATTCAGATATTGTTGGTCGCCTTCTCATACCATCTTTTTCATAAAACCATGCAGACATAGTTTTGGTAATGGTGCACATTGGTTGTGTAACTGGAATAAACCTATCTTGAAATTGACCAGGGGAAAAACCGATAATATTAGGAACGTGAGCTCCGACTGACATTTCAGCAACATTAGTTAATCTTGTCTGAGGAAACAGATCACCAATGTTGAACATCTTTTGAATATCATTTCTAACTCCAAGAACAATAACTCGCCTTCTTGCCTGTGGGACACCGTATTCCTCAGCTTTAACTTCTTTGAACTCTACTCGATAATCAAGTTTTTCAAACGCATCAACGATATTGTTCCAGGCTACTTTCATTTTACCTCTGCGCATCCCAACCACATTTTCTATGCAGAATACTTTTGGTTGTACATCATTGATTAACTCAATGGTCTTGAAGTAGAGTTTATTTTTCTCGTTATCTGCATCACGTTTCGTGTCAGATTGCGAAAATCCTTGACAAGGAGGTGAAGCGTCAAAGAAATCGAGTTCACCACGTTCTTTGTCAATTAGTTCAAGGAGCTGTTCGCCTGTTAACTTTTCTATATCAAGGTTTTCTAACTTGACGTTAGGGAAGTTGAGTGCAAACACTTTTCTAGCGTGTGCATCCCATTCAATGGCCAGCAGTTCTAAAAAACCAGCCATTTCGTATCCAAGACTAGAACCACCGCATCCTGCGAATAGGGATATTAATGTTATGGCAATTTCTTTTACAATTGGAATCACCTTGTTAAACTTTGAGGCTTCAAATTTTTCTACATTTTTCATAGTTATAGGTTTTAAAATTTTGTGTTACAATTTGGACAACAGTGATTGTATAGTTTTTCTAATACTTCACCATTTGGTTCATTGACATCCTTGTCGGTTTTTTCTACAAACCTTCCGGTTGCTCGTAAATAGGCTTCATGCAGTGACATTTCACCTGTGCTTATTAGGTTGAAATAGTGTAAATGGCTTTCGGCTACCTTTTCAATCTTATAGACATTACCTTCTGAAATATTGCAGTGCTGTGACAACTTTGCACGTGTTGTTAACTTATCAAATTCAGTCTGGCCTTCAAGGAGATCAGTTCTTTGACCTTGTTTTTTTAACCAATACGCTTTAAGAGTTTCAATCTCGTTCCAACGTTCTAGCATAGATTTATCCCGGTGGCGGTTGAATGAGATGATGTAGAAAACATCATCCTCACTCTTGGCCTTATTAAATAGCTTCGTAGGTATTTCTTGCCAACCTAATTCCTGATAAACCAGGTACCTTTGAACACCATGAATAATTTCATTTAGTTCATTGATTACGATAGGCTCTAATAAGCCACCAGTCTTAAGAATAGAATCTTTTAAGATCTCTCTTTGACGATTGTTTACTTCATAAATTAAGGCATAAGAAGGGTGTATGCTAAGGTCTGAGACCTTGACAGTTTTTACTTTAAACATGATTATTTGAATTAGATTAAACGTTGATTTTCGAATTGTTTAATCCAAGCGCTTGGAAATATAGAACGGTGTGCACTCCGTTGATTTCTATATTATATTATTTAGATGTTGCGATACTATACTTGATGTACGCACTGAAAGCGGAAAGAATATCTGATTGAATTTTAGCCTCTCTTCTAAGAAACTGAGTAGATGTTTCTAATCTACTTGCAAATGATTTTAATAAACCTGGTTTAGAATACTGACAGAATTCTTGTGGGTTAATACCTAAATCCAAAATTGCCATTTCCAAGTAGTTGGCATAAGGAAGACCACTTTTGAATTTTTTAAGATTATCACCAACTTTATAAAAGTATGATGAGTTTAGCCATTTTACATATCCTTTCAGGATGTTTTGAACTGCTGTGTTTGAATTTTTCATAACCATTTATTTTTTTAATTATTAACTCTTATCTACACAACAAATGTAAAACAGAAAACCCCCTAAAACGCATGTTATAGGGGGCTACGGAGTGTTGTGCTGAGTGTTAAGGAGTACGAAAAGACTACTTAGTTTGTATGTCGCCTTCTTTCTGATTCAATATTGCTGATAAATTGTTCTAACGCTTTACGGAGTACTTTTTCCCGTTCAACTGGAATGTCGCTTTTGGGGTTGCCAATATTTCTTGAATCAAACAAACTCCCATCAGGTTTCGTAAATATTTTAGCAGTTCTTTTTAGGTAATTACGTTTTGTAACCAACCACGGCATAATTGATTTAATCAAGTAAGAGAGTTCAGCTTGACTTCCTTGCCAAATTAATTTTGAATCAACATTCTTCTCAGAAAATATTCGTGAAAATTCATTGGCTTTAGTTGATGAATCGATGAACAAATTATCACGTAAAACATTTCTTAAAATTAGAATATCATCCCCAAGATGAGCATAATTTTTTATAGCTAAATTATTAGCAACGGAATAGGTTTCTCTAGCAATTTCCTTTGTTTTTTTTGTTTCTGGTTTTAGAATAATAAGTTTGTCAATCAGTCTTGTTTTTTCGAATGATACCCAATCCAACAATAACCCATTGTATCCATTAGAAGGCAAAGGATCGGACTTCATCCTATTAGCAAAATCCAAATTTAAAACATGATACTCTTCTTCTGAAAGTAAATCAATACCTTCCATAAGTCCAAGCTGATCTATTTGGTATTCTAACTCACTTATTCTTATTTCAACCAAAATCTTGACTTCACTAGGTGAGTATGAAACTAAATCAGGAAATATTAGAACACGATTAAACTCATTAATATCGAATTCTTTACCTTCTTCATTTGGAATATTTGCACTCTTGAACTTCATATAGAACCTATTTATAGGTTCAAATCTACTCCTAATTATTTTCGCTACCAATCAAAGTATCAAGCAATTGTTTTTGGCAGACCTGGATCTCATTCTTAACAAGCTCTGCTTCCTCAAATTCTTCCATCTTAACAAGCGACCAGAGTTTCGCCCTTTGTACTTTAATTCGCTTGGCCAAGCGGCTTACTTCTCTTTTTAATTCTTCCTTCGTTTTCATAAGCTCAAATACACATCTTTAATCTGATCCTGTGTGATTCCGATATATGATCGTGTTATAGCAGTTGAACTATGACCGAAAATATCGGACAAGTATATTAGTGAACGATCAGATTGACCATCCATTTCATATATGCGTTTTCCGAATGTTTTCCGCAAGGTATGAGAACTTGGATTTTGAACACGCACGTTGTACTTCCCGAAAATTACTTTGAGGCGCTTATTAATATAAGACACCGACAATTGACCGCCCCATCGATTCGCGAAAACGTATTCGCTATTCCAATGTGAATTTTTCGACCTAAGTTCATTTGAACAAAGGTTGATTGCCTCGACTACTTTTTCATTGAAGGAAATGGTTCTTGATTTTTTGGTTTTGGATTCTTGTATGACGAGTTCTTCTTTATTTATAACATCACACCATTTTATAGAGAGTAGATCGCCGATTCGTAAACCAAAGTAGCATCCCATGGTTATGAGAAGATAATCCCTGTATTCTTCATCTCTTTTTATTCGGTCGCTTAATCCGAGCATTGTATTCCAGTCCATGCCGGAAGTTGTAGTTTGTCTTTTCGTCATAATTTTCCATTTATGACGAGTTTAAGCGAATTCTGGATGCGATTGTCCCGTTTATAGCAGATTTTCTATGTAAACAGGACAAAGTTTCGAGCAGTACAGCTTAAGATGCTGGTTTCCAGCGAATGTCCTCGTTTTGATGAAAGTGAGACAAAAAAAGCACCTCGACAAAATGCCGAAGTGCTTAAAACAAAAAAATGAATTTTATTATCAAACTATAAATTATATGCGAAGGAACTTAGTTTGTTTCTACCTCGCGGAAATTTTGAATCCGAAACTTGAAAGTATTTCATGGATCCAATTCACAATCAGGCCATCTTCATATTCATTAAGTACATTTGAATCCCTTGCATTCAGAATTGCAATTGAAGAACCGGTAACATATTTGGAATTTGGAAATATCAGACGGTACATTAAAGTGTCGTCAGATACTTGCAGATTGTAGAGACCATCTTCACCAATGAATTGGAATTTATAGGAGTAGTTCGATGTTGGCATATACTATATATCCTTCAAATGAACACCTGTCTTACCATTCTCAAAAATTAAAATTCTCCAATCTCTCCTTCGTCTTCACCCAATTCGGGCAGTACTTATTTAATAGCGTCCAAAATTTATTGCTATGGTCATGATACTTCAAATGGCAAAGCTCATGAATCAAAACGTAGTCGATACAGTTGATGGGGGCCTTGATTAAATCTGCGTTCACAACAATGTTTCCCTTTGCTGTGCAACTGCCCCAACGTTTGTTTAATTTCCGAATCATCAAAGAATTCATCTTCAAGTTCTCGCGTTCAAGAATAGGATGGAGTAGTGCCATTCTTTCTTCAAACTTTATTCTGGCGTGTTGTAAGTACCAGGTGTTAACAAGATCCGAAATCTTCTTTTTATCTTCTTTGTCCTTAACGGTTACATTCAGATACTTGCCGGCTAATTTTATATCTGGTTCGCCTTCATGGATTTTCAATCGGTATTGACGTCCTAAGTAAAAGATATTTTCACCGCTAACCCATTCAGGTTGGGTTACTTTATCTGGACGACCATTAAAGAATCGTTGTTGCTTGGCTATCCATGGTGCTTTCTTTTCTACTCGACTTTGAATCTCTTCATCGTTAGCATCAATGGGGGCAATTACCCAGACCGTATTGTCGGGGTGGACTTCTATTGCTAGGGTTTTTCTATTTCGCCTTTCAACAGAATACTTAATATTTGTGGTGCCGTAACTAACTGTATTTCCCATTCTTAAAATACGTTTCTAGCAACCTTTAATACTTCATCCAGTATTTTATCCAATTGGGTAAAACTCAACTCAACGCCAAACTCTTTTCGTTTGTCCAACAGATAATCTTCAACATCATTCTTCATTTGCTTTTGAACGTCATCATTCTTTTTCCAATCTCGTATGACTAAGTGTTGTATGATTTCTGAGAGATCAATTCCTGCCTGAGCCAATTGGTCATTCACTTCTGTTAAATTTGACTGAGGTAGCTCACCACTCAATACTTCTTTTACAATTCCATAAAATGCACGAGCTTCTGGATTTCCTTTTAAGTTGCCAGGCACATCACTAAAACTTCCTTCAACAAGATTCTTTCTTGCTTCCAACATTTGTTTTAGGTACTCTGCTTCTGTGATTCGTTTATCAATGAATGCCTGAATAGCTTCGTCAATCAACTTACCAAACTTCTTGAAGAATATAGGATCCTCATCCATCTTCTCTGTAATCACTTTCTTCATTCTGTATGCGATTGCATCCGCCTTAGAAGCAACAGAACCAGTTAAACGCTCTACTTCTTTTTTGAAGAGTTCTTCATTAAAAATATTAATCGGTTCAGATGTTTGCTCAATACCATCAACGCCAATTTGCATGTCTAGTAATTTACGCACTCGTCCCTCATATTCTTTGTAATCTATCTTTTCTGAATAACGAATCTGAACAGCGGTTCTTAAGCTCTGAAAGAACTTCAAATCTTTTAAGAAGGTGATTTGTCTGTACTCATTGAATAACTTGTAAAAGACATCCGAAGCCATACCAGCTTGCAAGGATTTGGCAAAGACAATCAGTTTTTCTCTGAATGTATCGCGTATATCTTTTGGTGCTAAATAGCGACCCATTTCTTCGATGTCGTGCTTGTTCTTTACATCTTTAAAAACATCCCACACGTCAGAATGATACTGAGGAATTTTATTGATTTCTTCATCTATCTTTAGGATTGCACTCGCAATATCGCCTTCATCAAATTCTTCAAGTGCGCTGTATTGAGTTAACGCCTTATCTAAATCACCTAATACACCTACATAATCTACGATGTATCCGTAATCTTTCCCTTCATACAAACGATTGGCTCGTGCAATGGCTTGCAACAATCCATGTTCTTTCAAAGGTTTTGCTATGTATAATGTATTACACCTTGGAGCATCAAAACCTGTTAGTAGTTTTCCTACAACAATGAGCATTTCAATCTCATCATCCGAGTCTTTAAACTTGTTGGTTACGTTTTCCTCAAAGGCTTCAACTGAACCATGACGTTGATTAATTTTCTTAAAGTATTGCTGCACATCACTGGTTACTTCATCCTCCACTTCTTCATGATCAACTCTTGTGTCTGAAGCAGAAATGATAACCGCAGTATCCATTTTTAATTTGGGGTTAGTCTGACCTTCAAAATACTTTTGGTATTTAATGGCTGTATCTTTTAATGGTACGGCAAGAATCGCTTTAAACCCTGTTCCTTTCCAGTTTTTGCAGTAATGTTCCGAAATATCAAACGCAATTTCTTCTACTACTTGTTGGGATTTGTAAATCTCTGTAATTGATGAGAATTTCTGCATCAAATCTTTTCGTTGATACTCATTCAACGGTTCTGCTAAACGGTCAAAACCTCTATCTATTTGTTCTTGATTTACGGTTAATTTTGCCGATCTTCCTTCGTACAACAACGGCAAAACAGCGCCATCTATAACTGCTTGATCTATGGTGTACTTATCAATGTAACCACCGAATTTGTTTGCCGTGTTTTTTTCTTCTTTCATTAATGGCGTTCCAGTAAACCCAATGTAACAGGCTCTTGGCAACACCTTCTTCATCAAGGCGTGGTTTTTACCATACTGGCTTCGGTGACTTTCATCTACCAACACAAAAATATTCTCTGATTTGTTTCTGAAATCTTTACGCTTCAATGCGGTTTCAAACTTGTCAATTATTGTAGTGACGATTTCTACACTGCTTTCTTGTACCAGTTCAATTAAATGATTACCACTATTAGCACGCACTGGTTGCTTACCACATTTCTGGAAGGTCTCGAAGATTTGTTTATCCAATTCAACCCTATCTGTAACCACAATGATTCGCGCATTTTTAATTTTGTTATCCAAAATAATAGACTTGGCAAGCATCACCATAGTGAGTGACTTTCCGCTCCCTTGGGTATGCCAAATTACTCCACCCTTACGTTTTTCTTCTTCATCAAATTCGCTCACCCTGTTCAAGGCATTTTGAACGGCAAAGTATTGTTGGTAACGTGCTACTTTTTTTACTTTTCCATCAAAGACTAAAAACTTGTATACGAGTTCCAATACTCGTTCTGGTCTGCACAAACAGTACAACATTCTGTCTTGTTCTGTTGGTAATCTATCTTCACTTCGTTGACCATTAGCCGTTGAAATTAATAAAGCTTGTACCTCTTTTTCAATCTCAGTTTGTTCTTTCCACAAACCCCAAAATTTATCGGGGGTGTTGGTGGTACCGTACATCACTTCGTCTGGCTGTGCTGCAATTAATAATTGTGAAAAATGAAAGAGCTTGGGAATACCATCTTCTTTCTTTTGATTTCGGATGAATTGAGAGATGGCTTCTTTAGTAGAACCCTTCTTATCTCTGCGTTTGTTTTCGATGACTACGAAAGGAATACCATTGATAAATAATACTAAATCCGGTCTTCTGGTTTCCGTGAGCCCTTGTACAACAAATTCATCCGTAACGTGGAATACATTGTTTTCAATATTGTTCCAATCAATGTACTGCATGCTGAAACTTTTCTTGTCTCCGTGTACATTCTCTTCAAAACTCTTCCCTAAATTGATGAGATCAAATAAACGTTCAGAGGTCTTCACCAAACCTTCATCTGGCAAATTCTTTAAGGTGTAAATGGCGTCATGCACATTGCCTTGCGAGAATTTATAGGAGCTCCCTTTGTATTCGTAGGAATTGATTTTATGAAGTTGTTGCTCCAGGATATTTTCCAATACAACATTGCTCAGTATTTCACTACGTTCTGTAATTGTTTGTTCGTGTGAAATGTATTGCCATCCTAGTTTTTGAAGTAAAACTAATGCTGGTTCTTGGGAGTCTTTTATTTCTGTGTACATTGTCATCCTTCGATATTCTTATTTGATTTGTAATTATCTTCTCCTTTGTAACCAAAAAGACTTAGGTTCAAATCTCTAAAGTTTTTCTTTAGTTTCGGTAATAGGTTCCCTATCAATCCAACACCTGCTATACCGATTAAAATCCCTACATCATTAATATTAGATTTCCATTCAGCAGGTAATTTCTGCAAAATCCAGTATGAGAATACGAGAAGAACGATTAGAATAAGGTGGTATGAGATATAGCTGAATACAGTAATTCTTTTTTTAAACCTATCTTCAAAAAGCATAAGTCTTGCAATTTGATCAGAATCTCTTGGAATTTTATATTGAAAAATCAAATCAAAAGCTCTATAGTGACATATTTTTAAGAATTCATCTGCGAATGTCTGGTTTAGATCAATTATGTCTTGGTAAGAATCTTTTAGTAAATCATTTGTAATATTAGATTTATTTATGATAAATAGAAATGTTAAAACTATAGACTGATTATTTGTCTTACTTTGATAATTTTTTGTGAGTAAATTTTCAAAGGTATTTGTTGTTTTATTCTTCACTTTTAAATGTACCAAGTTGATTAACCAATTCATATTTTGCTCAAATTTGACAACCCCAACAATCAATACAAAAATCAAAAAATCGTCATGCACAAAAGGCGCGGATGAATTTTCAACTACTTTCCTTTTTGAAATAAGTTCGTACTGTTTCTTGAAAAGTTCAATCGAGTCTGCTTTTATAGCTTGAATGCAATTAATATAAATTTCATCAATCTCGTTTAGTTCTTCTTGAATTGTGTTAATAGGATTCCCCCAAAGTAAGCATGACAAAGCATATAGTTTTGGTCGACTTTGAATCTCATTCAAGTATTTATGTTTTTCTTCTATAAAAACCATTTTTTCCTTTTTAAAGTATAATTCAATTTGTCAGCATCCCATTCTGGTATACTTCTCATTTTACCTAACAAACGAGATATAAGGTTTGAATACAGCATTGTTGCTGGTTCCTCCCTAGGAAGAAATCCTCTCCATGATAAATAGGTAAATGAGAAAATTTGTTGGGTTATGTATGTTAAATCATAAAACATCATGTCACGCAAATCTGGGTCACTGTAGTTTCCTTTAGGAGTTCGAATTTTAATTTGAATTGGCGTACTCATTCCATGTTTTGATGTTTTCAATTCATTGGCGCCGAGCATCTGAACTATGCTTGTTTCTTCGTCTAAAAACACATTGTTTCCTCTTATAGGAATGTATTGCCCAACTTTTTCATTCGTACCCCATTTTGTTACACCTTGTTGATTAGTGTCAAATAGGATGCTCGGATGTTTTTTACTTATTGTAACAAATGCAAATTTGATTTTAAACTGAGAAATTTCTTTTACCAATTGACTAATGACATCAAACTCAATATTCTTTATTGGTTTAAAAATGTGGAAAATCAGTCGAACAGTATCATCATTTTGCCAGGCATACTCTTCGGAAAGTCTTCTAATAGATAATTTTAAACTACTCAATAATTCTTGAAAATAATTCTCATAAGCAACGTCTTTGACTTTATCTCCTAAAAGATACTGACCATCACTAGACATGAATGTTGTTATTCCTACAACACGACTACTTTCAGCTCCTTTGTATTGGTTGCTTCGTACCCAACTATGGCCTATGCCTATTACAATTTCTCGATCTACGGACCTCTGTGCTGGAAGAACCCATGGAGTCCCTCCTAATTTAGCATATAACTGAAGAGCCAGAGGGTTTAAAATGTATTCGTTATACTTCAAAACTGTCGAACTTCTTACAAATTGAACTGGAATCTCCAAAGAGAGTAGCTTTGCCTTTATCTTATAGTAAGGATTTTCATTATCCCTGAGTTCCCTAAAGCTGTCTGGTATTTCAATAATTGCAATATGAGGTTTCTCACCTTCATAACTACTTATGACTGAGAAGTAATCTTCTACTCGATAATCTGACACCTCTTGTATGTCAAAATTAATTTCTTGGAGTTCATACTTTTTTAACAGACCTTTTTTAAAATATTTTGAGTCTGCAAGTCCTTCAGAAATATCCGAAAGAAATTTTGTGAAATTTCCTCTTTTGGACCTGTGACAGATACTTAAAATGTTTGGTTTTTTGATGTCGAAACTTATACTGTCATAGGGGCCGAAATTTGATAAACCCATATCAGCATTTACGCTATTTTTCTTGGTTCCAGCGTGATCAAAAATAAAAGTGGGTGTTTTAAGTTGAATTTTGTTAGAGACATCCATCGGTTCATTACTGACTCTAAAGCAAAATCCGTCTCTATTTTGAAAAAGAATTGTTGATCCATTATTTGTAAAAAGATGTTTTGCTATATTTTTAATTTCATTAAATTGTTCAACTGGGTTTTGTTTTTTAATTCTTTCATTATTTACAGCAAGTAAAATTTCCTCACACTTTTCCTTTGATGTGCAAAAGCGCAAGTAGGACTGAATGTTTTGTTTTGACTTTCGAATTGACAGGTCTTGTAGCAAATAGGATTCTTCGCCTTCGTTGGTTTTGACTATTGCACTCTCTCCTTCTATATTAATTATTGTACCAATATAATCCTCATTGGGAGCAAGAATATTGTCAAGTCCTGGAAGAACATCAATGTGTAAAACATCATACCCTGTTAGTTCAAATCCTTCGTTATAAAGATCTTGACAGGTTTTTTCAAACACCCAATTTCTGCGAATATTAATCACAAACGCAAAGGATCGCTCATCATTAATAACAATCTCTCTTAATTCAAGTTCAATAAGCTTTTTATATGAAATTTTGTGTTTTAGTTCATCTGGTAAATAACTTAAGATTAGATCATCCTTGTCTTGCCTTGAATAAAATTTAAAAGGATAAAAGCTGATAGGAACAAACCCATCAAAACGATCTTTAAAAGTTCTAAAAAAAATATGCTTAATTAATGAAGATGAGACATTTGAATTATCGAATAAATTCCTTTTGGTAACCTTACCAGACAAAACAGAACTCTCGTCGTTTTTGTTGGATATTATAATAGAATCACCATCCCTAAAAAATGAATACGAATCGTTATGTTGAGTCCTTAGTTCTTTCAGTCTGTCGTCCGAGTATGGCTCAGAAATTATTTGATAATCTTCAAATTCAAATTGTATAGGAAAGTAATTCAATTTCATCATAATTGAGGTTTATTCGGGTTTTCACTTTGTTTATTAAACTGGTCGTTTGTCATACAGCATTCTATTATTATTTTTCCGCTTCCGCAATAACAAGGATCATCTTTGCTTAACCAAGATGTTTTGACAATGAATTGTTCTTCTTCGCCTTCTTCAAATTCTACTTTTTCACCTTTAGAAGCTCGGATGAATTTGTCCATTTGTTTTTTCATGTACTCCATATCTTGGTCAGTCATCTTTCTGTTTAGATTACTTTTTTGGGGATAACCAAAATACTCTTTCCATAGTTGAAAGGTCAAAGATGACTCTATTATTGGGGGTTCATGGGCATGCTTTTTCATCAATTCATCTCCACCAGATTCAAGGTGTTCAACAATGTTTTTAAAGTCATTTTTAAGTTCTTGACCAATAATAAACTTTTGATCTTCTCTAATAAGTAATGGTGCAAGTAACTTATGAAGTTTATCGTTTGAAGTAAAGATGTTGCAAAATGGTAAGTAGTATAAGTATTCTAGGTCAACTCGATTAGTTGGTCTTGTACCAATCACTTCATGCATTAATCCGTAATGAAATAAAAGGTCAACTTTTATACAATGTGCTGCGTAAGGCGCAAAATCCTTAAGAAGTGGCCTGCCTTCAATCAAATATCTTTCAAAGATTGCTCCGCCATCAATTTCATTTTCCCCGTAATTATCGATTAGAAAAACTAAGAGACTATCCTGTTTGTCATAATCGTTTAGGATGGCTTCAACCTTATCATTTAATTCCTTAGTGTTTCTTATTTTTTCTCCATTTTTGTTTGATTGAAGTATCTTCTGTAAATTCTTAAGTAGATTTTCTTGAGTAGTTATTGTTCGCCAAAGTTCAGAAAGCTCTTTGTCTGCTTCGCTGAAGTTTCCGGCTTTCCATTTATAGATTGATTTTTCTTCTTGTGTCTCTTGAATAACGAATCCTTTAGACCCATCCTCCGCTTGAACTATCTTTTCAACATCAACATGAGGTCGTCCATCAAATGTAACCCCACGACCCATTAACTCACCTTTCACTAAGTTTCTGTAGTAGCTATTAACACTAGTGTGAACCGGGAATAACTTTTTTGCAAAATCCTTTACACGTTCTTCGCTTGGAGTCTTTCCATCAGTCACTTCTTTTTTAAGGTCTCCCATTATTTCCATTACCAAAACAGGAGCAATATTATGTTTGTAATAACTACTCAATCTCAATAACTCAGGATAGCTAAGCATTTGAAAAGTTGATTTGTCTATAGTGATAGAAATGTCCATTTAATTATTTGTTTTTATCTTCAATTCTTTATTATTTGCTTTCAACTTATCTCGAATAGCTCTAGTGATAACCGAAATACTTGTGGCGGCAATTACGTTGTCTCTTCCTCCATGATAATCTGTAACCAATCCAATCAATTTAATTTCGACCTCACCTGATTCTACAAATTTTTTGAATGGAATGTACCATAAGGCAGAGCCACTCATTCCCTTTGGATTAGGTAGTTTCTTTTGAAAATCGCCATCATCACTTTGGAACTTTAATGGATCAAATTCAACTGCAAATTTTGACCCTTTTTCATAGCTTTCCAAGTTGATAGTATCTATATCAATCATCTTCGTTCGCATGATAAGTGGTTTAGGGATAATCTGCTCTTTTTCAGCGATTACAGTTGTCCAGTCATTAGGATAGCCAAACAAAAGGTACTGTGGGGCTTCTTGTGGCTTATGATCAATCTCAATATGATCTGCCGGTAAGAACTCAAATTGTTTCTTGACTTCATCAACCGTTTCTTGATTCAACTTGACTACAGAAAAATCAATTTTGTCAGATGTTCTTGAAAACCCTTCGGGAGGCATGGTTATCAAAAGATGTCCATTAATTGCTACGAGTTCTTTTCCATTAGGAAATTTCATCCCTTCTATGAATTGGAGTTCGAGAACATGAGCAGCAGAAATGAGAAAATATTCGTTGTCAATTTGAATAAAGAAGCCACTTCCAATTCTCTTAAGATTGTAGAATAACTGACAGGTATACTTTTGAGCTAATGTCGAAGTTGCCTCAATTTGTTCTCTCATTTTGTCTTTAATTATCATACCCTAATTTTACCCGTTAAGAATTTCTGAATAAGCCCTTCATTAAAAACCAGTCTTCTTCTCATATTACAATTGTTTAATACCGATAACCACTCCAATAACAAGAAAAACCACATTCACGATATAACGCACATTTTCTTCCTTTTGAAGCCAATGATCATTTTGTTGCCAAAGGAATGTTTGATGCTCACGCCATGAAAAACTGACATGGTGACCATGATTACTTGAATGCTTACCGAAGGTATCGAGCCAATAAACCACTCTGTCATCATGTTCTAAACAGTACATTCGTTTGTAGTATTTTTCATCACCTGCGCGAAGTGGGTGAGAAGTTCCATCATGGATGTATCTTCCTTTTTTAATTTCTATCCAATCAAATTCAGCTTTTATGTATCGTGTTGTATTTCCATCGGTTTCTGTTACTCTTCCAGAAGTTGGTTTAAGTAATCCCGAATTGGAGGCTACACTGTGTAATCCTTTTACTTTCATACCTTCACTCTAATTTTCCCGGTCAATAACTGCTGCATCAATCCTTTCTTTTGAAGTTTTATCGAATCTAATTCATCTTTTAAGGATTGAAGTTCAATTTCCAATGAGGTAGCAAATTCTGCGATTTTAAATTGTTCTTCTTTACTTGGTAAAGGAATTTCTAATTGACTATATTCAGAAATCCAATATCTTTTATGATCAGTTGGAGCAAACCATAGGGTTTGTATTATTTCATAGATATAGCGAATGTTAATATCACTTGATTTAGGCTTTAATATTTTCATTGCGGACGATTTTACTTTAAAGGGAAAATCAACGAACTTATTTGCTGTAGTAAAGTCGTCAAAAATAATTACAGGTAAATCATCCTTAAAAATCCCATCTAATTCATTTGTATATCCGAGCAAAAAAGTTTTACCAGCTGTTAACACTGGCGTAGGATAATCAGCAGAGTATTCAGTTGATTTTACGATATACTTTGTTGGCTGTTCGTAATCTAAAACCTCCTCCAATAACGTGTAATCGATCTCATCGTCAAACCCTGGAAACCTCACCTCACCAGTTAGTAATTTCTGCATTAAACTAGTTTTCTGTTTTTCTTTGGCTTTAATAAGTCTTGTCTGTGATTCAATTAACTCATCCCATTTAATTAGGATAGTTGCTATTTTTTGTTGTTCAATCATTGGTGGAATGGCAACTTTTACAGAACTTAAATCGGCCTGTCCAATGTTTGAACGAACTGCTCCTTGCCCTCGAACTATGATTTGTTTTCGAACATAATCCGCCCTAAAACAGTACCGTTTGAAATCATTATTAATTTCTTTACTTTTTGGTCTTCCTCTGATAACAAAACCGCCAAAAGTTACTTCTCCATTGCCATTATATACTGCAGATAATCCAATTTCGTTAGTTGTCTCAGAGGTTCGATTAAACAAAATATCCCCATTTTTTACTGAGTATAATTCCTTTTGGTCTTCCCTAATTTTTACAGCACCAGGTATCATGTCAAATGTGATGTAGTCATTATAAATGATTTCCATGACATTAATGAATTTAACACCACCTTCACCATAACTTGATTTATCCGAATTCACACCATTCTTAAACTCAAAAAGTTGTTCAAATGATTTTACCTTCCATTCTTTTGGATATTCCATATCAATTTAAGCCTAATTCTTGTAAATAATTTTTAATCTCCGTTTTCACCTTGGTTAAATTTGTCTCAAGTGTTTCAATATCTCTTTGCACCTGTTTCAAATCCACCACTTCTTCTGCTTCAAACGTATCTACATAGCGTGGTATGTTTAAGTTAAAATCATTACCTTCAATTTCTTCAAACGTTGCACGATGAGCGTACTTCTCAATGCTTTGGAAGTCATTAAAAGCATCCATCACTTTCTGCATGTGTGGTGCACGTAATTTGTTCTGTTTTTTACCGGATTCAAAATCCTTACTCGCATCGATAAATAAAACATCTTTGTGCTTTTTTCCTTTGTTGAACAACAAGATAGCAGCAGGAATTCCCGTTCCAAAAAACAAGTTAGACGGTAAGCCAATCACCGCTTCCAATAGGTTTTCACGAATTAAATTTTCACGAATGGTGCGTTCGGTACTTCCTCTAAACAAAACACCATGCGGAATAATCACACCCACTTTACCACTTCCTTCAACCGCAGAATCTATCATGTGTAAGATGAAAGCGTAATCGCCTTTAGTTTTTGGTGGTACACCTCTCGTAAATCTTTTGTACACATCTTCAGAAGCACTATCATGTCCCCACTTATCCAGCGAAAATGGGGGATTTGCAACGACCACATCAAACTTCATTAAGTGATCGCCTTCAATCAGTTTCGGGTTATTAATGGTATCGCCCCACTCAATTTGAGCAGCATCCATTTCGTGTAAGAACATATTCATCTTAGCCAAAGCCCAGGTTCCACCATTGCTTTCTTGTCCGTATAATGAACAATCTCTTATTGAAGTCCCCTTCTTAAAAGGTACTTCTTCTGCAACTGTTATCAATAAAGAACCCGACCCGCAGGTAGGATCATATATTCTAGCACCTGTTTCTGGTTTCATCAACTTGGCCAACAATACAGATATTTCATGTGGCGTAAAAAATTCTCCGCCTTTCTTCCCAGCACCTTCTGCAAATCGTTCAATGAGATACATGTAAGCGTTTCCAATAATATCTTCCGTTCCAATTACAGAGGGTCGGAAATCCAACTTAGGTTTATCAAAATCTTCTATGAGGTTTTTTAGTCTACGGTTGCGGTCTTTTGTGTCGCCCAATTTAGAACTAGAGTTGAAATCCAAATCACCAAAAACACCACCTAGTTTCTTTTTGTTGTCATCCTCAATTTTCTCAAATATTTTGTTCAAGAACTGACCAAGTTGTGGATCGTTTTTGTTCTCCACCACATATTCAAAGGTGCAATCTTCTTGTAGAATAAAGGGTTCTCTGCTCAACTTACGTTGAATCAGTTCTTCATCTTCACCATATAGCATTTTGAACTCGTTGTACTTATCCCGGTACTTATCACTTAGGTATTTAAAGAACAAGAACGCCAAGATATAATCTTTGTATCCCTGCGAATCGATAGATCCTCTAAAGCTATCACATGCAGACCATAAGGCCGCGTTTATTTCGTCTGTTGTTGGTTTTGTTTTCGTTTCCATATTTTTAGTTGCTTTCTTGCTTTAATACAATATTTCCATTTAGGTCATACAAGGTTATACTTAATACATTTTCATGATCAACGCTTTTTACAAATGATTGCTTATACGCATCATCCTTCGAATTATTATAAGCATTCAATTCTCTGTAAAGAATAAATGGCCAACTTTTTACTTGTGAAAGAATTACTATTCCACCGTCAGCTTTTTTAAACGACTTCATTTCAGTTTTCGGTGCTGTTATCGAACATGCGATTTGGTTAAGTTTTTCACCGTTTACCATAATTGGTTCTCTCAATTCAATTACGGCTTTATGTGTATTGCTTAAAAAACTCAATTTGAGCCATGGTGAAACATCATGAGGGTTGGTTGTAGTTTCCATAATTTTAGTCATTAAAGCGTCGAGCAATCGAGCCTGATTTTTCAATTAGTTTACTTTTTACTTCTGTAGGGAGCGTCAGTGATTCCCATTTCTGAGAGGTTAATTCCTCTGGTAAATCATCAGAGACAATATAACTGGTGTCATTGATGATTACGAAAGGATTTTTTACGTCTAAATAGAAATAAAATCTATTGTTACTTTTCTTGTCCTTTGTTGCGTGCGTGTTTCTAATCAGCTCATTTGAGACATAAAAATCTTCAAAGCTTCCGTTATTCAATTCACAGCTTAAGTGGAAAAGATTGTTAATTTGAAAGGTATGTTTTCCTCCTGATTCGTTAATACCTATAATCTCAAGAGTTGCATTTTCTTCTTGTGAAAATTGCTTTACTTTTTCAATTCGATATTTCCAGGTTTCATGATATTTCATGTTGCCAGGACCAGGCTCTCCCTCGTTGTATTCTTCGGCATATTCCTTGTCAAATTCGTTATTGACAATTTTATAACTTACATCTAGCCTCATAGGTTTTGATTTATTAAATTCATCATAGTTTGATTCAAGAACACTTCTTTCTTTTCAATGTACTCATTTGTTAATGCCTTTTCTTTACGGAGTAGATTGTTCAACTTAGCAATTTGCTTTTGTCTATCCATGCAAGGGAGCTCAACCTCCAATAATTCCAGCGCTTCTTTGCGAATATTACCTACTGATGCTCCCAGTCTGTTTTCGTGAAAGTAAGATTGAGCAGTTGGCGCATTAAGATACCATGTCAAATATTCAGGATCAACCTTGTCACGATTAGGTCTGATGATAAAGAATAGTGAAACCGCTACAGCAGGCTGGTCAGAGGCGTACATCACCGCGAAGTTGTTATTCCCTTTTGCCATGAACAAAATATCACCAGATGCGAGCAACTGACTTGAATTCATTTCGTCTATTAGAATAGAATGAGGAGAGCCAGAAATAGTGAGTTGTTCATTTGAAATGTCTTTCATTTGAATCACTAAACAATTACCATTGGGTTCATCTTCGATTCGTTGCCTAAATGACTTGCCGGAATCAACTTTCGATATATTACTTAAATGTGTTTTTGACATCAGTTTTACTTTACTGTTTACAAAACTCGGAAATTATTTTGGTTCCACCAAATAAATCAGTAGATATTTTGTATAGTTCATCTTTACTGCAATAAAGACGGTGCAATTTCTCATTGGTTGCCTTAGTGAATTATTTTTGGTTGAGACCTTTGTTTTTCAAGGGATTTAGACAAAAAAAAGAGGCATTAAGCCTCTTTTCAATTACAGATGTTCCATTGATTCACCCAATCTTATATCCTAAATCCTCCTGGGCAATCCTAATGAGTTTTTCTATCCTGTCTTTGGTAAACTGATTACTCACACAAATAGGTCCATCAGGAAGCTCGATAAGCTCATGATCTTTCAAAAAAAATCGAGCACGATCTTTACTTACTTCCATTGCTGCTGCTTTAGGACTTATCAATCCATAGGGTGGAATCAGTTTTACAGGGAATACCTCACACAATTGATTGAAGGTAGGCTTTGCCTTCTTTGCATAAGTTGATATGATCGCATGAGCTAATCTACTTTTTCCATATTCCTGACCGTTGAATTTGTATTTAGATACATCTCGACCACCTTTGTCAACATTAACTTTAGTCTTTTTCTCTTTTATACTTCCAATAAGTGAGTAGTATTTGACATCAAGTGAAAGTTGTTCTTTCAATATTTTGTGTTCCTGCAATGTTTTCAGGGCTTTATGCACTTGTATGATTGCAATGTCCACAGGAATTAACTCATGGATTTCCTTTGCTGTAAGTTTAGTATTGGTCGTGTACAGTTCCAATACTAGTTCGATTACTTCGTCATTTTTCATTTTGTTTGATTTTAATTGTTCAACAAAGCGAGTGTAATCGAAACACGGGAAAGTTTGTAAGGATGAGAATAAAAGTTGCTAACGGAAATTTTCCTATTACCGTCTTAAATTATGTTTACTTAAAGTAAACATGTTTTAAGACCGTAATTAGTGGTGCTCACAGGAGATATATACTGTATGATAATTCCAACAGATATAAGACCAATCGACTACTTGAAAGCAAGTAACGAGTATATTTTCATTACCGCAGGATTTATTCTTAGGGTAAACTATGATTCTAGATATTTTGAGTTGGAAACACCCGACAGGCGTTCTTATCATGAGGAATTTGAACTGCTCAAATCTCCGCCAGAATGGTTTGAGACCATTGAATTTGGGGTCGTTGAATGGATACGAACAGCCATTAATTGGAATAGCGAACAACCCCTTCCTAAAAACAATTTTGTACCTTTCTCCTTTAAGGTTGAAGGTGTCGTTTATAGTGGAGCGTTCAATCCTAGAACGAATAACCTTTCATTGTGGATTCCAGCAAAGACAATTGTTTGTAGGAGGGATGCTATCACGACCGAATTACCGGAGATTCAATTCATGGAAAGAGGCGAGCTTATTACAAAGGTGACAGACATAATTATTGATAAAATTAAATCTGGTCAGCCATCAGAAAATGCAGATTATCCGCCAGCACTTCCGCTTGTATTCAGACCTGCAACGTTTGTAGCAGGGTATAGGATGTATGATTTCGATTACAATGTTGATCTTGATTTGGCTCTCCTGATCATCCCGGAGCGTGAGATCCAAGCTAACTTACTCACGATTGAAACGGATGCGTTAGAATTGGCCGAATTGCACGAGGGGATGTTGTATGACATGATAAGGTCTGTGGTTTATGAAAAAAGCCCCTCGGAGTGAGGGGCTTTGATGATACATTCACCAACTAATTAAACCAGAGTGTTGGATAGTCTTCATTGAATTCTGAGTCGAAGATGTAAAACTCTTCAAGTGAAGGGAAGTGTTCTGAGAAGTATTCAACTGATGATTTGAAATCCAAATATAGTCTAGGATTTAAGGATTTTAATACCTTTTGTAGAGCGTCTTTCTTCTGTTTGTCTGTAAGATATGGACTCTGAAAAATTTGAGCCAATTCATCAATTGCGTTACTAACGGAATAGACATCTAACAACTTCTCTACTATCGAATCTGTTTTACTAACAAGATAATCAACGCTGTATCCCGAAAAATTAGGATATTTATTTAGAACTTTTTCTAAGAACTGCTTGATTGAAACATCAACATGATAATTTAAACTATTCATATTTCCTCTTTTTGCAATTCCAAAAGAGTCAACACTTAATGTTGCCGCGACTATACATTTTTTATAATAAAGAAAGTCAAGCTCGTCCCCCTGTAGATCAGAATCATCTATATCCAATATCGAATTAATCGCCCCTTCAAGTTGATCAGAGGAAATTAGACAATCACTTAGTGCAGTATCTTTCGAATTAAAAATTTTCCCGAACAGGATTCGTTCTGCTACTATAATACCTGCAGTTTGGTAGGAGTCAGACATAAGTTTTACAGCGTCTAATTCCAAGTTTACATTGTTCTCATTCATAATTTATCTATTTAAATTGTTTATACAGTGAGTTTAGCCGTTCCTTTCTTCCGGTGAAATAGTCAGGGACAATGATTTCCAGCAAACGGGACTCTTTTTTCCAATGGAAGATTAAGAATTACCTTGAATAAAAAAAGCCCCTTACTCTAAGGGGCTTAAAAGTGATTTTTGAGGTTACACTTAATTGAAATTTATAAACTTTAGTTCGACTAAAGTTTTATGAACCATCAAATGCTTCTTTTTCATTTCAATATCAGAAATAAGTAATTTGTAAATAGTGACAATAATGTTCATTACCTCTTCATTATTCATTATTTCATGAGCAACTGAACAAGAATTGGAATAAAACGAATACGCAATTTGTTTTTCTTCATCGGAAGCAAATGTCAGATTAGCAATATAATCGTTAGCTCCATTTTCGTCAAAAGGTAGGTCTAATTGTGAAATTGATTGAAGGCTTAGTGGCGAATCTTGGACAACTGAAGTGTATTCAAGCATGAATTGAATAACAAGGGTGTTTAATGCTATGGATTTATACACTTCTATTTCTTCTTCATCACAATCCCCTGAGTTAACTCTCTCTTTCCCTTCATTGAGAAGATTAGAAAAAAACACATCTTCTATTATTTCTTTTTGAACCTTTTCCAAGTTCATTTCACCTGGGTCAATGTCTAATAGTAATTGTGCTCCGACTATTGTCGTTGCTATTTCCCAATTCGTAATTGAAAAATTCCTTTTCGTTTTGATTTTCGATTTCATATTTACCTGTTTTATTAATTTATAAAACGAGAGTAACCGATCCTTTCTTCCTGTGAAATAGGCAAGGACATTGATTTCCAGTAAACGGAACTCTGATTTCCAGCGGAAATAGTTAAATAATTAGATGTAGTAAACTACTGGACAAAAAAAGAGCCTCAAAATGGAGGCTCTTGGTTTTTAAATTTTTTAGATGGACTTGATCTGTTCAGGATCATCAAAATTAAAAATCTATTATTTACCAGCAATTTTGCCAAGTAGTGCCATCATAAACCCTAAGTTTATTTAGGATGCCATCAAAATACATATCACCTTTTGCTGGTGAAGATGGGGCAACGTTGATTGGCTCCAATCGCATTACACTGTTCACATGTAGTTTGCGAACTGGTACAATGCCTAATCCAAAATTTCCATTTGCATCAAATTGGAAACTACCAGCTGGAGCATTTAGATTAATACTTCCAATGTTATTTAACCCGTATGAACCAAATATAAGAACATCGGTGGATTGAAAAATGTTTGCAATTTTGGTAGATCCCGAACTAGGAGACAAAACTAGTCCTGGAGTTGGAACGCCACTGAACTGTGCACTACCGGTTAAAGATAGTGGCCATGTAGGATTACTTGTACCTATACCGATATAACCATTTGAATTTAATATTGTCAACTTTGAACCAATAGAATTTCCTATGTAAAAATTATCTGAGGAATTTATTCCACTTTCCCATAATACACCAGATCTATTTAATTGAAAAATAGGTGTTCCTGAGTTTTTTGAAATGAAGGCGCCATTCTCGCTCATTACATTTCCAATTACATGAAATGGATGAATAGGATTAGAAGTCCCAATTCCAACATTTCCTCCATTGTAATAAACATTAGAACTATTGAGCTTCCAGATTGTAGTGTCTTGTTCTATTTCAACTGTCTTCGCATGCAAAGCGTAAGGAACACTTAGTAATTCGCTTGTTCCAGTTAGAGTATATGAAGTTCCACCAGTTGGATCCGTTTCAGTTTGTATAAAGAATGGTCCGTTTGCCCAATCAATTCCATTAAAACTGCCTGAAACCATTGAGCCACTTCCTATTTCAATGCTAACCAATCCATTAGCATTACTCAATGGCATTTGTGTTTCGACATAAACCGCAGTGCCCGCAGGGGAGCCTTGAAGTATACTGACACGCATTCCAATTGTTTGACTCACAACTAGCTGATTACTTGTGTTGCGTATAACCGCCTGGTAGCTCATTTTTTCAGGAGCTTGACACCATGAGTTATTAAATGGTAATGTTAGTAAAAGTGCGAATATAAATTTTCTCAT